TATATCCATCGATTATTAAATTCCCATTTTCATCTAATAGTTGTTCTCCAGTTCCTCTATTAGATATAAATGTATTACCTTTACCTTTTAAGTAAACAGGTGACTTAATAGCCACCTGTTTTTTAATTTTACCCATAATTTTTACACTCCATTATTTTTTTTGTTTGAAATGTATTTAAAATCTTTTAACTGTTTGATTTTGTAAATTTCTTTTAGTTAATTCTGAGTTCTTATCCATTGCTGAACTTAATTTTAATAATTCATGCAAAGGTAATTTGTTAGATTCAGATTCTTTTTGAGCTAAAGGATATAATTTATTTCGTTCTTCTTTTTTATTCTTAATTATATTTTCTAGTTCGTGTACTTCATTATCTAATTTATCAATTTTTTGTTGTGCTGTTAATTCTTTTACACCCTCTTTTTTTAATTCGGCCATTAAAGTTTCTTCATCTTTTCTTGTTACATTTTTAATACCTTTGTTTTTTGCATCTTCTCTAAGTTCTGCTAATGTCATAAAAACCTCTTTTTATAAAAAAAGGATAGTCACGATAACTACCCTTTCATTTTTTCGTATTTTTTGCTTTTCGAACTAAATATTATCCATTTGTTCTGAAAAACGCTATTTTAATTCTACCTCTTTCAACTTCTCTATTCCAAGAACCAGCTGCTCTTAATGAAGCCTCTACAATACTTGAAGCACTATAAGAAAAACCTTGAGGGGCTACAATTAAATTTTTTCTTGAATAAAAAGTCTCTTCTCCAGCACCATTTCCAGCACTTTCATCAAAATGTAAAGCACTTGGTCTCTTTAAAGAATCTGCAATATCTAAAACAAAAGCACCAGCACCCAAAATCATTGAAGTGTAAACTGGATAGCCTGAAACACTTGTGTCAACTGGCATTGCGTTTGACTTCATTAAACGCATTCCTTGATACATTTCGATTTTTTTGTTACCTTCTGAAGCAGGAATAAAATCAATTTGATTAGATTTTTTAATTCTACCATAGACGATTGGATTAACAAAAATCATTCCTAACTCTTCGTCATTATCGCCCATTGTTAAAGTAGCATCTACAAAATTATCATAATTCCATCTGTTTGCATCTGTAATAGTTCCTGTAGTAATAGAAATGTCTTTTACCATATCTTTATTATCATTTGCAATATTATCAGCCATAACACCTAAAAGAGAATCAATCATTTTAATTTCTGATGCTCTGTTCCAATAACTCATAACTTGATCCATAACATAACCAGCAGGATCAACACCATTAATACTTGGCAATATATTCATTGCAGCCCATGAATTGTTGTTAAGATGTTTTTTGACTTTATAACTTCCCCCAGTCATTTTATTAGCTGTCGATGTTACTGCAGGGTTGTCACTCGATTCGTTAGGTGCAGTGTAAGCTAATTGATCTATAAATCTCATATCAATTGTGTCACCCTCTCCACTTAAGAAATTTCTTAAAACTGGATCAGTAACTGCAACACCACTTGTAATTAAAATATTTTTTTCTAACTGTCTTAATCCAAAAGTATCTGAAAAAACTTGTGGATTGTAAAAATCTGCTATTCTTGATTCTGCCATTTGTTACTCCTTTTTAATACCCTGCTGACTTCTTTAATCTTAAAGCCTTTTCAGGATTTGCATTTTGTATTTTTGCTTGTTCAGTATAGTTCTCTTTTCCTTTACTCCAAGGATTAGATTCTATCCCAGCATTTCCCCCTCTTGCATTTGCACTAGTGGAGTTAAGTCGCCAATGTGGATTTTCATTTAAAAGGTGAGCAAACCAAGTTTCCTTATCGTTTTTGTCTGCATCTAAGAACTCTTTAGCATCAGAATTGTAAACTAGTCCACTGCCTTGTAATTTAGCTCTTGCGTAAATATCTTTAGAAGATTCAGGTCTTAATCCATTTTTAGAGTCTGACATTTTTGAGGAAATCCACCCCATTAAAGCACCGTTTATTTTATCAGCTTTTAAATCGTTTAATTCTGTTAGCATATCTTCTTTTTCAATACTCCAAGCTTTCTCTTTTTCGTTGTAAGGTATTAGTTTTGCATCTAATGCAGTTTGTAATCTTGTTGTTAAATCCTCATCTTTTTTTCCAATTTGAAGTTCAAAGTCTGTTAGTGAGTTTTGTAGTTTTAGTATCTTTTCAGGCGTGTTTTCTCCAAATGTTTTTAATTTTTTTAAAGTTAACTTATGATCAGCTCTTTCTTTTCTTAAAGATTCCATAACTTTATTAACTTCGCTTTCTGGTTTCATACCAGGGATTGTTAAATTAAAACCATTTTCACTCTCTACATACCATTCTTTCATTTCCTCACTTACTTCATCTAAATTTTCTAGCGTACTTTTAGGTAAATCCATATTCACCAGCTCCTTTTTCTTTGTCTACTCATAGTAGACTATTATAATTTGCGTTGCTATCATTAACAACTATTTTATTACTTACAATACTAACTTAAACTAATATAACATATTTATGTTGTATATTGCAATATAAATATTACTTGTTTTCTTCTTGTTTTTCTATAACTTCTACATTTGTATTTTGCTTTTCCCTTTCATTTTCCCACTCTTCAAAAGTTGCTACAGTTGTAAAATTATTTTTCTTTTGATAGTTATAATAATCTTTATCTAACATGCCACCTTTTTCCCAAATTTCAGTAACATTTTTTAAATCTTGTGCATTTTCGCTATTTGTTTTAAAATTCAAATTAGGTTCTACTTTTATTTCTTCAAGTTCTTTGTCTGTTAGGTTAATCCAAACTCCAGCAGTATAATATAGAAAATATAATAATCTTGCTCCACTTTTTGACACATCTCTAAGCTTATCAGTTTTTAAAGTTATCCTAGCTTGTAATGACTCCTCACTTTCTTGCCCATTTTTTTCAGATGCTACAACTCCGAAACTTGACACATCTTTGTGAAGTTGCTCTTGCGATAATCTTGCTTCACTTAATCCTTCGCCCCCAACTCCGACATATTTAGAATCCGCATTTATTTCATTTGTTGCAAAAATTCCATCTACTGTTACTGTTTTCATCTCATCACTTGAAATACCTTTTATAAATAACATCGCTGCAGTTTGCATATATAATAATCTTCTATAATCTGCATCACCTCGATATAAACCTAGTGAAATATCAGATTGATTTAATAATAAAGGTTGTTGAGTTTCATACTTATTATCATCAGCATTTGCAATAAAAAAAGGGATATAAGATAATGTTACACCTCTAACATTTGGCTCTAAATAACTTTCACTTTCTATAATACTTTCATCAAAACTTTCAATATTTACATGAAATTTGACATCTTCTATTTGTTCGTTTTTTAAAACTCTTGTGTAATAAATATAACTATCATCTGTTTTTCTTAATCCTAATACTCTATAGCTATTTTCATCTACCCATTGACCGCTTTCATCTTTAACTGGTTGCGATTCGTTTAATAATACATATACTAATTGTTTTTCTCCATCTATTATTTGTGTGTTCCAATCCACTATGCTAATTGCTTCATATTCAACTGCATTAAATTTAATATCATTTTGTTTTTCGGTCGGATCTAGTAAATATCCAATTCGTGACATTTTAATTTGCTCTGTGTAAATGTCATCCAAAATTGACAAAGAACTTTCTTTATTTGAATTGAAATTATTCCTTAAATATTCAAGTTGTTTCGGTAAAGTAATAACAGTTTCTTTTCTTACAATACTATTTTTACTTTCTAAAACAGTTTCTTTTGTGTAATTAAAATATAATGCTTTTTTCTTGTAAGAATTATATTGCTTAACTCCATTTTCTTTTATTTTATTGTTACTTTGTCCACCAGTCATAGGCAAATATTCAGTCCCTTTTTCTTTTACTTCGTTGTTATAGCAATCTAAAATCTGATTCCATTGCGGCAATCTTTTAATGTATTCAGGGTGCCTGTAGTTTGATATATCGTCCCTTTGTTGGTCTTGTTTAGTGTCTGCCATTTTATAACTCCTTACCAGTTTATGCTTGTTTGTTGTATTATTTGTTTTTTTGCTAATGTAAAATATTCTCTCATTATTATCATATCTTTAAAATCTGGAGATCTACCGATATTTTCTTTTATTATTTTTTTAGGAATTAAATATAATTTTCTATCATCGTCCATTTTGTCTTTTTTAACTTGTTCTAGCTCTTGTATTATTAAATCTTGACTATCAATGTTAGGACAATTTATATAAACTTCATTATCATTTATTCTTTTTGATATTCTATAAGTACATTGAGTATTCAAGTTAAAATATTCTTCTTTTTGATTTTCAACTTCTATCGCTTTTGAACCATTTACAAAAGCTTTAGCACCTTTTAAATATCCTCTTAGAAAAGTTCCCAACCCATCAGCATCGTAACATATATTAGACCTTGGAACATTGTTTTCTTCTGCAAATCCTTTTATAGTGTCCTCAACTTCTTTAGCATCACATTTATCAATAGACTTTATTTTTTCCAAACGCCACCCATTCCAAAAACCTAAAATAAATTTATCTGATCCGTGCATAGCAATATCAGCAGTTATATATCTATTACCACCCTCAACATAAGTATTTGAAAACATATTAGTAATGCTCTCAAATACTATTAACTTTGCAGGGTCGTTATCGTATTCCCAATTTCCATATAGTAACCTTTCTCGACTTGAATTGTCTAGTTTTAATAAATTATCTCTGTAATGCCTTGAAATAAATTGATTATCACTCAATAATGCTTGTATAAATGCCTTTGACTTATCTAGTGTGTTTTTCTTGTTAGGACTATAATATTTAGTATAAACCCAATTTTTAGCAGGATTACAAGTCATTAAGATTTTAGGAACTAAATCATACTTATCTAGCTTATATCTTATTCTTGAATTTACAACATTCTTTGCTTTTTCTGTTATCTGATTACACTCATCAATAAAAGCTCCAGTAATTTCTAAAGACCCTAACCCAACAAAATTAGGGTCTTTAGGGTATAAATGTAAATCTTTTAACAATACAACTGATCCATTTGAAAAAGTAATAGTGCTTTTATTGTCATTGTAATTGTAATGTGTTATAGGAATACCCATAAGCTTTAAAACATCAAAAAAGGT